TTATGTAGGTTAAGAATATCAATATGTTTATTTGTTAGTAATGGTTCTCCACCAAGAAATAATATTTTTTCAACACTATTTGGAATTGATATTACATCGGATATGTGAATATAATTGTATTGTGCTTTTCCGTAGACGGTCTTTTCTTTGGTTATCCATTGTGTACTAAATTCTGAATTGCAACCATCGCAAGCCATGTTGCAGAGATTGTCTATACCAATCTCTAGATATTTTAATTCTACATTATCAGCGTTATATTGTTCATTAAATTCTTGTCTTAAACTTTTGTGACCAATACTTTCTTCGTAATAACACTTTTCACAACCACTTATTTTTTCGCCATTTATAGATAATTCTCTTAATTTATTGTATTCTGTGTTTTCTAAAACTTTGTCGAAGTCTCCGTCGAATCTAAATACTGAAAATTTAAAGCGACAGCATGGATAAACTCTATTACCGGGTCGAACATTAGTGTGCTTCCAAAAAGCAGAACATAGTGTTTTATTTGATTTCATAATATAAAAACATTGAACTAATTTTCTTTAATTAATTTATCTAGTTTTTTTCTAATTTTGTAGATTTTTTCTCTATGAAAATTAAATACATTTGGACGCAAGTCTCCTGCATTTTTTATCTTATGAGCTTGCTCTAAGTCTAAGATACATTTTTTTAAATCTTGTAACAAAGACATTCCGGTATTTTTTATTGTAATATCTTTAATTTTTTTTATCCTAAATTCATAAGTTTTTAAGCTTTTTGTAACTACTTGACTTTTCAATAAATCAAACATATACTATCCTAAATAACTAGATTTTAAGCAAACGTAGATATCTCCGTCATCTGGTTTATCACTAACTTCGGATATTGATCCTGATACTCCTAAGCTGCAGATTTGTATAGGCATTAGTGCAGGTACATTGAATGTGTGCCCTTCGTCTAACTCTGTTTCTAAGATTTCACCATTTTCTGTATTAACGTATCTAATTTTAAACTTTCCACTATTGACAAACAATGATTTATTTCTATGCTTATGGAAAAACAAATCTGTTCGTGCATTTAAATTTTCAAATACTAAAATTTTTCCAGTATAAGTTTCTTGATTTGCCCATAACAGCTCATAACCATAATCTGTTTTTTTTACGTTATTTTCCATTTGTTTCTAAAAGTTTTAATAATTTTATAACTGTTTCTAATTTTGCTTGATTAATTTTTGTATTTAAGGTATTACGTAAGCCTGGATGTAATGGTTTTGGCCAATATTTAAATGATACCCAAGCAAATCCGTTGTGTTCTTCATTTAATTGAGGTAAAAATTCATTATCAACTACACACAAATATGTATGAAATAAGAAATGATCATCTTTGCTAACAAAAGTTTCGAGAGGTATAGTTTTTTTAATATCAATAGGGCCTATTTCTTCTAGAATTTCCCGTTCTAATGCTTCCCAAGGAGTTTCGCTTTTTTCATTTGTTCCCCCAACTAACCCCCAAAGGTTTCCATTTTTACCTTTTGCTCGATGTAAAAATAAAAATTTTTGATTATTCCTTGCGTAGATTAATGCGCCACTACAAACTATTTCATGCATAAAATAGTTATCTTAAAATTGAACACTCCATGTACCATGTGGATACTCTCCAAAATACGATAAGATCCAATTATTATTTTGAAATTTGTATTGTATTCCTGTATTTAGATTAGTAGTGTAAATTATGCTTAGATCATGCTCGCTCGCATCAAACACAATATTCCAATTTGCACCATCCCATTCAATAATATCATTTGCATCTGCAACAAAATCTGTTCCGTTTGTATTTTTCCATGCATCAGCACCGTCTACATTATTATCTGCACCAATTGCAGATTCTAACAATAAAACACGTAAACCTACAAATTTTAAATTTGTAGGATTTGTTTTCGTTGGATCTATTATATAGTGTATTTTTGTATTACCTGAAATAATTGTATCAGTAGGTAATGTATCTATGTCAAACGAAATATTGAGACAATAATTGTCTAGAGGATTTATACTAACCGTACCTACAATATCATAATTTAGATCTTGCAGGTATAAATGTAATTCTGTAATACCAGAAACATATTTGTCAGGATATTTCAAGAAAAATTCATTCCATGTTACTGTACCTATGTGTTCTTTATAAATTAATTTAGCAGTATTATCAATCACAAAGAGGCCATAATTATCCACAGTTGTTGCAACTACACTATCCACATCTGGTTTTTCTCCTACCTTAGGCCCGTACTCATGAATCACATTACCATTTTCGTCTGTTACTGGTTTATGAGTGCTTGTTGATCTATATCTATTTTCAGAATATGCTAATAACTCAGGCATAGTTAAATTAAGATCAACATTGCCAGCCTGTTCGTTAAAAATACTTGTTATAATTGTGTGTATGATTCCTAATTTTTTAACTTTTGTCGGCAATGAAATGTAAATAGGAGTTGTGAACCCTAATGTTGCAATATCTATTTCTGTTTCAGTACTTGTACCTATACTTCTACTACTAAATGTAAGTTGGTCTAAATTTAAAACACTTAAACTTGTCCAATCTAACCAGTTATCGTTTGTTTGAATTTCTAAACTTGGATTAAAAAGCATGAGTATTTGCTCAATAATTTGTAATTTTTGATCAGTATTAGATGTCCATATATCTGCATTTAAAGATAAAGTATATGGACTAGGCATAACACGGTCTACTGTATAACTTTTACCTTTTGCTGACGTATAACTGTCAGTTTCTTGATCATACTCTCGTAATGTTACATTGCGACGACTTACAAATGTGCTATCAGATGTTCTAGACCTATCTACCTCTAAATTTGTAATATAAACACTAATTTTAGGGACTCCTAAAATTTTTAATTCAGAATTGTCTTTTAAAATTGATCCAACTTGTCTACTTAAATCTCCATACACACAAGGAACATCTCTATACTCATTGTCAATATCTTTGACTTTAAAATTACTTAAGAGTCTTATGACTTGTGTAACATATTTTCTAATTTGACCGTCGTAAAAATGTTGCATAAAGATCCTTAAATATTATCTGTTTTTGCCCTTAATGCTTTGCTCAAACTTTGCCTTTCCGGAACAGTTTCATTATCTACAGTTGTAGTATTTGTGTTATTTACAAATGAGTATCTCAATGTTGCCCGATCATCTACGTTAGATAAGGTATGCCGTTGTATATCTTCCATTTTCTGCCATCTTCTTCCATCAAATCTAAAAAGTCTATTTGGTTTCATATCTGTTCTTAAAAAATAATCTCCTGGAGCACTACCTTCTGGAAATAACACCCCATGTCCAAATAGTTCTCCGTTTGGCGGCAGTCCATCTCCAATTATATACCCGTCATATCCTGATTTTGTAGGAGTTTGCATAACCCTATCAGCAAATTCGTTTACGGTGCTTGCATCTAATGTAGTAATATCAACAGTTACTATATCAACTGAACCATCTTCTCTATATGCAACTGTAAAAAAATGAGAAATATCATATCCGCTTAACGGAGCATCTTCTTCTGCTTGTGATATAATTGCAGCATTTACCTGCATATCTTTTTCATAAGTTGATAATAAATCTCGTAAACTACCAGCTGCCGGCACTTCTTCGTCCATTGGCAAATTCAAAATATCTTTAAATTCTTGACTATCTACTATCTGCTTACATTTCAACCTATATAAATGAGGATACCATGTTGGACTATATCCTTCTGAAGCTCTACTTACTTCTTCAACAACATAATAACTTTTCAAAGCTACATGAAGACTATTTGCAGCATATTCGTCTTTCATATGCGGTAATTCAAGGACATCTCCGCTCATTATTTTTCTACCTAGTGTTTTTACTGAGCTATTAATATGTATAGTCATAAAGAGTGTATCATTATTTAAAAACAACCCAAATTGGCTTAGATTAAAATCAATGTCTTGAACATTGTAAATTCCACGTATAGTGTAAATATTTTCATCATATTTCCTGTCTCTATTTTCTAAAAATAACAAATCTTGAATGTTAGTTTCAGCTATAACATCATAATGAGGAATATCTGCGGTTGCATCTTCAACAGTTGGATTTTTTGGTCCTAAATATTTGTGGATATTTACATCAGTGCCACCAACAGTAAACATTTCAAAAATTCTTGCATCTATAAAATTGTAATCATTACCTTTTGTAGGTTTGTATAAAGATATTCTAGGCATATTGTATTTATCGTCGATAAATACAATAGGAGACCTAAGAATATGACTGAATTAGCTACGTTAAGACAAGAAGTTTATGATTACATTCACAACATGTTAGGTGGTGGAATGGTAGATGTAGAGCTTGATCCTGTACATTATGAAACTGCATTAGACAAAGCATTATCAAGATATCGGCAGCGTAATGAAAATAGCACAGAAGAGAGTTATTTTTTTATGCCAACAATAGTAGATCAGAATACCTATACCCTTCCAAAAGAAATTTTAGAGGTAAGACGAATATTTAGACGTAGTATAGGCTCTCGAACAGGCGGAGGTGACGGTGGAAGCATATTTGAACCATTTAACCTAGCATACACTAACACCTACTTACTTGCTAGTTCTAATTTAGGCGGTTTAGCAACTTACGATTTTTTCAGTCAATTCCAAGAACTTGTAGGAAGGATGTTTGGATCTTTTATAGAATTTAATTGGAATAGGACAAGACATATATTGACCATATTACAACGTCCTAGAGCAGAAGAAACTCTGTTACTTGAATGCTATAACTATAGACCAGATGATCAGCTTTTAAGTGATTATATGGCTAGAGTATGGATTAGAGATTATGCTTTAGCAATTAGTAAAATGATGCTCGGAGAAGCAAGATCTAAATTTGCTACAATTGCAGGTCCCCAAGGCGGAGGACAACTTAATGGTGATGCATTAAAAAGCGAAGCGCAGGCAGAAATGGAAAAATTAGAACAAGAAATTTCTACAGCAGTTGCAGGCGGAACTGGATATGGATTTATTATAGGTTAAAAATCTGGAAGTAAATCTCCCTGCTTCCATTTTACTCCCTCTTTATACAAAATACGTTGACAATTAGCACAAATAGTTTTCAGATTGTTAATTTTGCAATTTGTTAAATTCCCGTCAATGTGATAAACATTAAATTGTTCGCTAAAGTTACTTTTAAAATTGCATTTTTCACAATAACTTTTTTTTATATATCCTGCTATCTTCCATAATGGAATTCCTACAGCCGTTTTATTAGATTTCAAGCAAACTTCACATTTTTTCCTATAATATATTTTATTATTTTTTTTATAATTTACGGCTGCCGCCCTCATTCCGCAGATACACAATGGTCTCATAAAATATTTAGCAACCTTTTTCCCCCTTTTTTTACAATTTCTTTGAATTTTTTTTTGACAAAAACAAATAAATACTTTTAGTAAAAAAAGTTATAAGCCAAAAAGGAGACAACAATGGCATTAGTATCACCAGGTGTAGAAGTTAGTGTAGTAGACGAGAGCTTTTATACCCCAGCAGATGGAGGAACGATTCCTTGTATTTTTATCGCTACAGCAGCAAATAAACCTAATGGTAGCGGAACAGGAATTGCAGCAGGAACCCTAGCTACAAACGCAGAAACGCCATATTTAATAACATCGCAACGAGATCTTGTAGATACTTTTGGAGATCCAATCTTTAAAGTTGATACAAGTAACAATCCAATTCATGGCGGAGAGTTGAACGAGTATGGATTAAATGCTGCATATTCTTATTTAGGCATTGCTAACAGAGCATATGTCCTGCGAGCTAATCTAGATTTATCACAATTAGAAGCATCAGCAACTGCTCCTGGAGCAGATCCTATTGACGGAGATTTTTGGTTAGATACAAGTATTTCTCGTTATGGCGTAGCAGAATGGAATGGTAGTAGTCTAATAACTGGAGGACAAATATTTGAATCTAAGGAAAT